AGGCAGCACAATATGCTGTCCTTGCAAAAGGTCAAGGATACGAACCTGTCCAGAAAGTAGGCGTGCATCCTCAGACCCTTAAAGGAGTAGTCAGGGAGTGCAACGAGTCTGGAATCGAACTTCCTGATTGCTTTAAAACTTACGTAGGTAACCGTACAAATATAAAAAGGAGTTAAACTATGGAAAATAAAGACGTAGCTGTAAAGAAAACAGCACAAACACCATCTACTATTTTATTTAGAGATGATGCAGATAAAGGTTTTGAGAACGTAAGACAAGAATCTCTTGCTTTACCAATCTTAAAACTTTTACAGAATGGTTCTGGAGAAGCACAAAAACGTAATCAAAATTATGTTGAAGGTGCTGAGCCTGGAATGTTCTTAAATATAGTTACTAAAAGACTATATGACGGTGATAAAGGAATAAGTGTTATTCCTTGTTACTATAAAATGGAATACCAAGAGTGGGCAGAATTTGGTACTGGTTCAGGTAGACCAGAACAAATCTTTCCCGCTGATTCTGATATTTTATCTAAGACTACTAAAGATGGTGGTAAAGATAGATTAGAAAATGGTAATTACATTTTAACTGTACACCAAAACTTTGTAATCATACTTGGTGATGATGGCAAAGCAGAGACCGCACTTATTTCTATGAGTGCATCTCAAGGCAAAGTTGCAAGAAAATGGCAATCACTTCAAATGTCTCAGACTATGAAAGATGATCAAGGTTCATTTACACCTGCATCATTTGCTTTCTCTTACAGATTAACCTCAGTTTTAAATTCTGGTAAAGGTAATCAGTGGTATGGTTTTGCAGTTCAATCTGAAGGTCCAGTGCAAAATGCTGAGATATATCAGAGAGCTAAAGACTTCCACGATAGTCTTGAAAAACAGAACAAATAATTGACACAATTGGGCGCTACAACTGTGGCGCCCAATCAACATACATAAAGGGATTAATGTTAGAAAGATTAAAAAATATATTTGCAGGTTTAGAAGGTGCATATGGTGCCACTAAAATTACAAATGAAATAAGAGCTGATGGTAAAAACGAAGTCAAATCTTATACAGTTAAAAGTCCAGTAACTAATGAGTTATGGGAAAAACATTTAAATGGAGTTGAACCTGCTTTAGGTATTGTTCCAATAAATGAAAACAATCAATGTAAATGGGGATGTGTAGATATAGATACTTATCCTTTTGATCACAAAAAATTAATAAATAAAATTAGAAGTAAAAAATTTCCTTTGATTGTATTTAGATCAAAGTCAGGTGGTGCGCACGTATTTTTATTTACAAGATTTTTTATACCTGCATCTTTGATGAGACAAAAATTACAGATGATAGCATCTGCGTTAGGTCATGCGAAAGCAGAAATATTTCCAAAACAATCTACAATTAAAGCAGATAGAGGAGACATTGGTAATTTTTTAAATATGCCTTATCACGGTGGAGATAGAACTGTTAGATACGCAATTGGAGATGATGGTAATTCTTTAACGATAGAAAAATTTGTAGAAGAATATGAAAAATATGTTCAGACAGAAGAACAGTTGAGAGATTTTTTAGCTGTAAAAGATAATACAAAAGTAGATGAACCTTTTCCAAATGGTCCACCATGTTTAAATACGATAATTAAAAATGGACCTATTACAGAAGGTAATGGAGAAGTTGCAGCATCAGGTAGAGACAATGGTTTATTTAATATTGGAGTGTATTTAAAAAAAGCAAACCCAACAGGATGGAAAGAAGATTTAAATAATTACAATAATGAAAAATATGTAAAACCTATAATGTCTCCTGAAGATGTTATAAGAATTAAAGAACAGGTCGAAAAGAAAGATTATGATTATAGATGTAAAGATAAACCTATATGTAATTTTTGTGATGAAAGACTTTGTTACACAAAACAATTTGGAAAAGGTGATGAGGTTAGAATGCCTGCAATTACTACCATTAGAAAGTATGAGTCAGATCCACCAATATTTTTTGTAACTGTGGATGAAGATACTATAGAAGTTGATGGGCCAACCTTACATGACCCTGAAAAATTTAGTGTAGTTTGCATGACAGAACTTGGAACACCATTACTTCCAGTAGGTAAGTTAATATGGAGAAAGATGTTAGCAAAACTAATGAAGAATATGGATCCAATACAAGCTCCTGATGATACTAAGGTAGATATACAATTAAAAGAAATACTTACAGACTTTGTAAGTCGTGATGGTAAAGACTGGGATTCAATATTAAAAAGAAAACCTTATTCTGAAAATGGTTTTAGTTATTTTAAATTTAAAGACTTCTGGTTATATTTAATTAGAACTAAATCTTGGTCAGAGAAAACTTATCCAAAAAATAAAACAATAAGATTACTAGAAGATTTGTTTAAAGCCAAGCAAGAAGTTAAAAAAATAAGTGATAAAAGTGTTAAGGTTTGGTCTGTAGAAAAGATAGCAGTAGAAAAATATATACCTGTTAAAATTAAAAAAGAACCGGCACCATTTGAATGAGAACAGTGATAGCAGGTCCTCCAGGTACAGGGAAAACACATACATTGATTCATAAACATTTACATAATGAATTGATTGTAAATAAAGTTAATCCTAAAAAGATTTGTTACATTACTTTTAGTAATGCAGCAGCTAATGAAGCAAGAGAAAGAATACAAAAAGAATATCCAACTTTTGAATTTGATTGGATATGTACAATGCACTCTATGGGAACTAAACAATTGAATATAGATACCTCTACACAATTATTAAAAGATAAAAACTGGAATGCATTTAAAAATAAATATGGTCACACAGATATGCATTTTGAAACGGTTGAACATGAGAATGGTCATCACGAATATAAAAATCAATACATGAAAATTATAGAGTATTCTAGATCACGTAAAATAGAATTACAGGATGCAGCTATAGAACTTGATTTAATAGATTTTATAAGTGAACCTTTATTAGAACAATTGAATGAAGATATAATATCTTATAAACAAGATTATAACATGTTTGAATTTTCAGACATGATTTCAGATTTTGTTGAGAAAAAAATATGTCCCTCCCTTGACTGTGTTTTTCTTGATGAAGCCCAAGATCTAAATCCCTTGCAGTGGGACATGTTCTTTTACATTGAATCCCTGTGTAAACGTTCATACATTGCAGGGGATGACGATCAAGCTATCTACGCGTTTCAAGGGGCTGACCCTAAAATATTTATAAATCTTAAAGGGACTCCCGATCATCAAACTCAATCTCGAAGAGTGCCACGTGCAGTGCATAAAGTTGCATTATCTGTTTTAGAAAACATTGATGAAAGAAGAGAGAAAATTTGGCAGCCTAGAGATGCAGAAGGTAAGGTAATAGAAAATTTAGAGATAGAAGATATTGATTTTACAAAAGGTCAATGGATGATTTTAACTAGAACTAATGAACAAATGAAAAAATTAGTGCCTTATTTACAAAATACCGGCATTAGATTTGACTGTAAATTCAATGACTTACTACCTTTAGAGGTTATTAAAGCCATAAATGATTGGGACCGATTAAACAAAGGTGCAAATATATCTGGAGAGGAAGCTCAAAATATTTATGAATATTTAAAATATGAGAATGACGATGTCAAATATGGATTCTCTAGCGGCAAGTCTCTATCCTCTGTTGATTCTATTGACATGGATGAACTGAGACTAGATCATGGACTCAAGGCACATGGAGATTGGTCTGTATTAAATTTTAAAGACTACCAGAAGGATTATATCAAGGAGCTAGTAGCGAGCGGCGAGGATCTAAGCAAACCTGCAAGAATAAAATTATCTACAATACATTCTGTTAAAGGAGAAGAAGCAGAAAATGTAATTCTATTTACAGATTTAGAAAGAATCATATACGAGGCGGCATTAAAAAATAAAGATACAGAACATAGATTATTTTTTGTTGGTATTACACGAGCAAAAGAAAATTTATTTATAATGAACCAAGGATATGAATATCAATACAACATAGGAGAAGAACTAATATGACACATAAAGATATATTTAAAGATGCATTTCCACAAGATACACAAATTGGAGGATCACATTATAAAAAATTTAAAATCCAACCATATGAATTTATATCAAAAAACGACCTTTCATTTTTTCAGGGAAACGTAATAAAATATGTTTGTAGGTACTTGAATAAGAACGGAATAGAAGATATAGAGAAGATAATACATTATTGTGAATTAGAAATTAAAAAGATGAAAGATATGGGTAAAAAGAAATGTTAGCTGAAGCAGATTTACTAACTTTTACACTTTGGACAAGCCTGTTGTTTTTTAAATGGCAAAAATTAATTTGGAGTATATCATGAGTGATCAAGTAAACTACTTTGACTATTATCCTAAAAATGTTCCAATGTGTGAAGAGACACACGGTGAGCAGGAATTAGAAACTATAACTGAATTAAATAAAATAGTTAGTGGACCTGTTGAAGGTAATTATTGTTTTATACATAACACAGAAATAAATGAAAAGTCTGTACCTATAAAAGAAAGATCTTGGAAAAGACAATACTTAAGAGAAGCAGTTCAAGATTGTACTTTTGGTTTAGAAATAGGTTTTAATGCAGGTCATAGTTCTACAATTATATTAACTGCAAATCCTAAAATTAAATTAATATCATTAGATATATGTAGGTATGCATATACACTTCCATGTGCAAAACATTTACATGAAAAATTTAAAGATAGATTTGGATTTACAAAAGGTAGTAGTCAAGAAATATTAAAAGGTAAAAAATTAAATGTTGATTTAGATTTCATTCATGTTGATGGTGGTCATGGTTTAAATGATTTTTATTTTGATATTGATTGGTCAGAAAAAAAATTTAGTTAAAGGTGGTAAGCTTTTAATTGATGATGCTTATTTACCTGACTATGTAAAATATCTTGCATATAAAATAGATCAAGGTGTTTTTAAACAAATCAACCCTAAAAGAAAATCATCAGGTGAAAACGTGCTATTGGAGAAATTATAATGTTTACAGCTCAAACAGAATGGAATGCTCCAGAGCATTTTCCAGATTTATCAAAATATTCTTATGTTGCAATTGACTTAGAAACTAGAGATCCAAATTTAAAATCAAGAGGATCAGGTGCAGTTATAGGTGAAGGTGAAATTATAGGTGTTGCGTTAGCCGTTGATGATTGGTCTGGTTATTATCCAATAGGACATAGAGAAGGTAATTTAGATAAAAGAATTGTTTTAGATTATGTAAAAGATGTTTGTAAAGCAAACAATACAAAAATATTTCATAATGCAATGTATGACGTATGTTGGTTAAAAGCATACGGAATAAAAATCAATGGGCATATCATTGATACAATGGTTATGGCATCTTTAATTGATGAGAATAGATTATTTTATTCTTTGAATAGTGTTGGTTTTGATTATCTTGGAGAAGTTAAAGATGAAAAAGCTTTAACAGATGCAGCAGCTGCAGCTGGTATAGATGCAAAATCAGAAATGTATAAACTTCCAGCAATGGATGTTGGAGCTTATGCAGAAAAAGATGCAGCATTAACTTTAAAATTATTTAAAGAATTATCAAGACATATACAAAAACAAAACTTAGAAAAAATATTTGATTTAGAAACTCAATTGTTTCCGTGTTTAGTTGATATGAAATTTAAAGGAGTTAGAGTAGATATTGAAGCTGCACATACACTAAAGCAACAATTAATAAAAGAAGAAAACTTACTAATTTTGTCAGTAAAAGAAGAAACAGGAGTTGAGCCTCAGATTTGGGCTGCAAGATCAATTGCTCAAGTTTTCGAAAAATTGAAACTACCTTTTGAAAGAACTGCAAAATCACAGGCGCCATCCTTTACTAAAAATTTCTTGTCTGAACATCCGCATCCTTTAGTACAAAAAATTGCAAAGGCAAGAGAAATTAATAAAGCACATACAACTTTTATAGATACAATTTTAAAACATGAACACAAAGGTAGAATTCATGCAGACATTAATCCAATAAGATCAGATCAAGGAGGAACAGTTACAGGTAGATTTAGTTATAGTAATCCTAATCTACAACAGATTCCTGCGAGAAATAAAGATTTAGGACCAAAGATTAGATCTTTATTTTTACCTGAAAGAGATCATACTTGGGGTTGTTTTGACTATTCACAACAAGAACCAAGATTAGTAGTTCACTATGCAGCAACAACAGATCCAATTAAATTTGATGAATCTGTATCAGCCATAGTTAAAAAATTTGAAAGCAATTCTGTAGACTTTCACCAAACAGTTGCGGATATGGCAAAAATTTCTAGAACACAAGCCAAAACAATTAATCTAGGTTTATTCTATGGTATGGGTAAAGCAAAACTTCAAGCAGAACTTGGACTGTCTACTAAATCAGAAGCAGAAAATTTATTTAATCAGTATCATAACAATGTACCTTTTGTTAGAGAACTTATGAATATGACTTCTCAGTTAGCTCAAAAATCTGGATCTATTGGTACACTGTTAGGACGTAGATGTAGATTTGATAAATGGGAAATTGCAGAATGGAACAATGGTAAATTTACTGCACCTATGAGCAAACCTGACGCAGAAGCAGCATACTTTGCAAAATATCCTAAAGCAACAAGAGCTAATATTAGAAGAGCTATGACGTATAAAGCTTTAAATAAATTAATTCAAGGTAGTGCTGCAGATATGACTAAAAAAGCTATGTTAGATTTATATAATGAAGGTATTATACCTCATATTCAAATACATGACGAACTTGATATATCAATTGAATCAGAACAACAGTCTAAAAAGATAATTGAAATTATGGAAAATGCTGTTACACTAGCTGTCCCGAATAAAGTTGATTACGAATATGGAAACACATGGGGTGAGATAAATGGATGACGATAATATAAGGATTAAAGTATGGCCTACCTTAACGCGAATATACCGCCAATATATTGTAAAATTAAAACCGAGTATCTTTACGATATGGACATGGATAAGAAAGGCGAGCGTGACTGTGTTATCTTTGGTCTTTGCTCTATTTCAGGAAGGGCTTTATTATTTCATGTCTTACTTCCCAACGGCGCAGTCTACTATAGATTGCCTATCTCAGCGTTTTTCCAAAAACGTTTTTCTAGATCCGAAGTGCCGGATATGTCGGTCGACGAATTACAGTTGTGGAACTGTTTTAGTTACTGGCCTTCTGTTCATACTTTTGATTTCTTGGCTGGCGTAGATGGTAAGTTTCGTGGAAAGGATAAAAACTTTTATCCAGGAAATTATTTATTCACTGTTGATTGGGCCCATCCTGAACCTAACATTCTTGATGTGGAACATTCTCAAATACCTCAAGAACATAAGTGTGCGCATATACTGGCTCTTGATAACGGGAATTATGCAGCTCAGCCTAATAATCGCATTCTGTGGCATGTTAATAATTACACTACTGAGTCCGATTGGCCTGACTATAAAGTACAAAACACAGTCTGGGATTGCGAAGGTTCGGACTGGATTACAGAAGATACTGACAAAATGTTCTATGAAATAGAACCAAAGGAGGAGTAATGAGAGATACAAAAACAATTGAAACGTTTTTAAAAAATAAAGAACAAAAAGAAAAGCAAATGAATTTGTTTAAAAATTTAAAAA